ATGTCTTTTCTCGTTTCTGTAGGTTGAGAAGTGATTAAATCTTAATCACTTAGCAGGGGGCAGAACCGAAGCCCTGCCCCCCACTAGGCAACTAAGCGAGAACCGCTTCGATTCCAGCCCTTGAGTAAGCCTTCACTAAGGCATTAAGTCGGGTCTTACTTAATGGGGCATAGACCAGCACTTCGCCAGTCTCTGAATCTAGAAGTGTAAAGAACTCTTTCGACTTCATTACTTCTCACCCCCGACAGTCAGAGAAGATTCGGCTTGAATCTGCTCAATGACTTTTGGGTGAAGTTCTGAACGCATAGCCACGAAAGATTGAGAAGGCAAGCCAGCAGAAAAGACCCGACTCAAAAGAATCGAAAGAGAGTGAGAAGGGTTTAATTCAAAAGCCTTCTGAAGTGAATCTTTCGCCTTCTGAAGTTCTTCGGCTTCGTAGAAGTAGGCAGACTTAATCGCTTCAATGTCTGCCGATTCGCCACAGATAGCGAAGAGGTTAAGAAAAGCGAAGCGGTCTGAGTGAGTGGCGATACTTTCGCCAATAGCCCCCAAAGCGTAATCACGAATAGTTAATGAGTTCGTGATTCCAGCAAAAGCGGTCTGAAGTTCTGACTCACTCAATGGAAGAGAATCAGAGAAGCAAGAGAGAACCGAATCAAAAGCGATTCGTGCTTCTCCATGAGTGGGAAGGGTGGAAGTTCTAGACATGATTTAACTCTTTTCTGTAGGTAATGAGTAGGGGAGAGATTCCCCCACCCCCTAAGTCTGACAGAAAAGGGGGGCAGATTCAATCACCGCCAAAGCTTCTAATCAGATCCATAGAAAAGAAAAGACCCCTTGAAAAGTGGCGTGATTCAATGCTTTTCGGGGCTTCGATTCTCCAGCGATTCCGGGAAAGATTCCAGAGCCGAAAGAATCGGGAAGGTCTGAAGGTCTGCCAAAGACCCCAAGCCCTGCCCCTTCTCTGACCCTTCCAAGCCCTGCCCCTGCCATGTCTGACCCCTGCCCCCCCTTGAAAGTGCCTTGATTACTAGGCGATTACTTAAAGGGGAAAGTTAAGAAGCCCCCTAATAGGTGGGGTCTGCCATGCCCTGCCAGCCCCTAGAAAATCGGGATAAATGGTTAGCCGATAACATGTATTATGTAAAGTAGGGGGTCTGACACGCAGGGGGTAAATTGACCCGACTGCTTTAAGTGGCGGTGGGGCCCATGTATATGTACCCAGAAAAATATTTTTGATAGGATCGGAGCTAACAAAAGTGCTGGTCAGACAGCATATTTGGCTACATTGGGCTACCTGTGATACAAATCACACCCTTTAGGGTGGGATAAACAGCCTTTATCCCGGCTTATACATAGTAGGGAGGATATTTACCGACTAGGTAAATAGACGACCTACCCGGCCCTAGGGGGCCGGAAGGAGCCTTCAGCGACTGGAGGCCCCCAAACAAACTCCTAGTGAGTTTGGACAGGTCTGCCATTTTGGCTATCCACAGGTTTATCCACAGACCGTGGATCCAATGAGAATGACACTAGGAATCCAATGACAAAACGGCAAGAAGAAGCCGCCAAGACTAAAGCGAAGGTACTTGGCTACATCACCCAAGGCTATACAGTCGAAGAGGCGATGAGGGCTGTAGGCAAATCGGTCAAACTCTGGGAGTACTACCGATCCACCGATAAAGAGTTCAAAGAGAACGCCGACAAGATCAGAGCTGCCCGAGTTACTAAAGGTCGCATCCAATCTGAGGAATCTCTGTCGTTACCATTTCGTGATTTCCGCAAAGAGTATTTAGAGGCTGAGACCTTTCCGCATCAGATGAACATCATCGATCTATTGGAAGGTCGAGACCCATCATGGGTTCACCCATCGATGCAGTATGAAAAGGGTCGCCCCCAGTATGTGCTGGTGAATGTGCCACCTGAACACGCCAAATCGATGACCACATCCATCGACTACCCGGTGTACCGGATCTGTATGGATCCCAATGTTCGAATAATGATTGTCTCGAAAAGCCAGCAGAAGGCTACCGAGTTCATCTACGCCATCAAGCAAAGACTTACCCACCCCGGCTGGCAAAAGCTACAACTCGCTTACGCTGCTGGTTCTGGCTTCAAGTCCAAGTCTGCTACATGGCAAGCAACACAAGTTTACCTCGGAGACGAACTTCGTGACTCCGACCAGAAAGACCCTACCCTTCAAGCTATCGGTATCGGTGGTCAGGTCTACGGTGCGAGAGCCGACCTGATTATTCTCGATGACTGCGTGACGATGAGCAACTCACACGAATACGAGAAACAGATTCGTTGGATCCAGCAAGAAGTCCTAACTCGTCTTGGGCCTACTGGAAAACTTTTAGTCTTAGGAACCCGAGTGGATTCCATCGACTTGTATAGGGAACTCCGTAATGGGGAACGCTATCCCACAGGTCAATCTCCGTGGACATACCTTGCCATGCCGGCGGTACTTGAGTTCGGTGAAAGCCCGAACGACTGGAAGACCTTATGGCCTAAATCCGACCGCCCATGGCAAGGATCCGAGGAAGAACCAGACGAAGAAGGTTTATACCCTCGCTGGGATGGACACCACCTATCGATGCGTAGGTCTGCCCTCGATCCGAAAACTTGGTCGATGGTTTACCAGCAAGCAGATGTTGACGAAGACTCAACATTCAATGTTGCTTGTGTTAAAGGTTCAATCGACCGCATGAGAATGATTGGCCCTATCGTGCCGGGTAATCCCGGACACCCAGAAGAGTCAGAAGGTCTCACCATAGTTGCAGGGCTTGACCCAGCGATTGTTGGTGATACGGCAGCCGTAGTAATGGCGATTGATCGCCGCCGCAAAAAGCGTTATGTCCTTGATGCAGCAACTATTACTCGGCCCTCGCCACAAGCAATCCGTGATCTCATCACAACATTTACAGACAAGTACAAGCCATCTGAATGGATGGTTGAGCGTAACGCTTTTCAGGGCTACCTGACACAGGATGAGAATCTACGGATGTGGTTAGCCAACCGTGGAGTGATGCTCCGGGAACATACAACATCTCGCAATAAGTGGGATGTCGGCTTCGGTGTGGCAGCTATGTCTACCCTCTTTGGATCTGCCGATTCACAGGGTAAGCATCGCAGAGATAACCTGATACATCTTCCGTCAGATCGACATGAGGGAATCAGATTACTAATCGATCAACTTGTCACTTGGTCGCCAGAGACAAAGAACAAAACCGACTTAGTTATGGCTCTTTGGTTCTGCGAGATCCGAGCCAGAGAAATCTGCCAGTTCGGTGACTATGGTGGAAAGTTTATGAGAAATGAGTTTTTGACTAGATCAGACCAGAACCGTCAAATGGTTGTAAACCTTGACGAATGGGCTGCTAGTCGGAGAATCGGTTAAAGGAGATTAAATGCTTACTCCACAGGAAGTAGCAGCAAAGGTCACACGGCTTAAGAACCGTAACATGGATCGTGATCGCCGTATGGCTGATGTACTTGCTGTACGCCAAGGCAGAATGCAGGATGTCTTCTTCGGTCAGTTCTCTGATGAGTATCCGAAGCCACTCATCGCAAATATGATTGATATCGCAGCTCGTGACCTCGCAGAAGTTACGGCTCCTCTTCCATCGATTAACTGCTCTTCATCCAACATGGCATCCGATGCTGCTCGTAAGAAGGCAGATATCCGTACACGCATCGCCAACCATTACGCCAATAAATCAGATCTTCAACTCCAGATGTATGCAGGTGCAGATTGGTATTACACCTATGGATTCTGTGCTGGTATTGTCGATATCGACTTTGAAACCAACAATCCACGAGTAAGACTGCTCGATCCATTCGGTCTTTACTACGATAAGGATCGTTTTGGCAACATAACCTGTGTATCTCGTACCCTTGTTATGGATACAGAGACCGTTATCTACCAGTATCCAGAGCATACAAACAAGATTCGCCAGAAGTATCGTGGTCAAAGTGCCATGATTACCGTGATGCACTATCACGATAAGTATCAGGACATGATCTTTATCCCTGATCTTGACAACCTAGTATTGACAAATACCCCGAATGTCATCGGTAAAGTACTTGTAGACATTGCAGAACGCCCAACTGTCGATGGACAGACTCGTGGACAGTTCGATGATGTGCTTCCTGTACAGATGGCTAAGGCTCGTTTTGCACTTCTACAACTCGAAGCAGCCAAGAAATCAGTAGAAGCACCGATTGCAATCCCACCAGATGTCCAAGAGTTTGCTCTTGGCCCTGATGCATTACTTCGTTCTAACACTCCTGAGAGAATCCGCCGAGTTCCTATTGAACTTCCGGGTGGAGTATTTGCAGAATCATCAAGTCTTGAACGAGAACTCCGCATGGGATCTCGTTATCCAGAGGGTCGTACAGGTCAGATCGATGCATCTATCGTTACTGGTCGTGGTGTACAGGCTCTTATGGGTGGATTTGATTCACAAGTTAAAGCAGCACAAGCAGTATTCGCCAGATTCCTAATCAACCTTATCGGTATTGCATTCGAAGTTGATGAGAAAGTCTTTGGCAATGAACGAAAGATGATCCGTGGTACAGATGACGGAACACCTTACGAACTTACATACACACCATCTCGTGACATCAAGGGTGATTACACCGTAGATGTTCAGTATGGTCTCATGGCTGGACTCGATCCTAATCGTGCAGCCATCTTCGGTTTACAACTTCGTGGCGATAAACTTATTAGCCGTGATTTCCTACGCCGTAACCTTCCATTCTCCATCAATGTAACTCAAGAAGAACAACGCATTGATATCGAAGATCTCCGTGACTCATTACGCAACGCCGTATCGCAATATGCAACGGCTATTCCAATGCTTGCAACCCAAGGTGGCGATCCAACAGAAGCTGTCAAGCGTATTGCTGACATCATTAACGGTCGTCAAAAGGGTGAAACTTTGGAGCAAATCGTGGCGAAAGCCTTTGCTCCTATAGAACAGCCAGCGGCGACTGCGATGGCCCCCGGTGCTTCGCAACCATTACCTATGGGTATGGTTCCGGGAGCGGCCCCGGCCGCTGGCTCCCAAATGGTGGCTGGCCCCGGTCAGTTCTCACGGCGAACCGACTTAGCACAAGGCGGAACACCACAAATGTCACAACTATTAGCTGCCCTAACTGGGGCTGCTTAATCCAACAGGAGGAACATATGTTCGGAACCAAGAAAGGCAAAGTCGCCCCAGCTCCGGTAAAAGGCCCAATCAAGGGTAAAGGATCTGCAAAGGGTAAGTCTGCAATGCAGAAGCTCGGCGAAACTGGCAAACCAGCATCTGCTGGCGGCAAGAAAGTTAAGTAACAACATTAGGAGGTCGGGCTAATGGCTCAAGAAGAAGAGTTCGATGAGCTTGACGACATCTTTCCATTAGCTCGACCTGCTAAGAAAATAGATTTCCTATACGCAGTATCTGCGTTGCTTTACAACATAAGCGTTTCGTTTACAGAGTTCTTCTCTCTGATCTCAAAGATTGTATATTCGCATTCGGTTAACGAAGCCAAGAAGCGATATATGTGGGAGAACATCTCTAAGGATATTGAAAAAATGGAGGCTAAGAAAGATGGCTGAGTACACAGGAAGACAAGCAGCTCAGTACATCCCGGGTGGGGCATATGGCGAAGGTCAAGAAAATATGGCTTTCCAAACTGCACCGGGTGTAAACCTTGCAGCCTCTGAAATGTCTGCCGAGCAGATGAATGCTGTTGCTAACACTATGCCAGCACCTAAACCAACTCTTAACTTTAATACACCTAACCCAAACAAAGATGTTCCTATCACAGATGGTGCAGGATTTGGTGAAGGTCGTGGTAGAGAAGCGTTGCCATTTGTTCCTAAAGCAGTTGATGAAACTGCACAACTGATTTTATCTCTGGCTGAACTATATCCAGATCCAGATCTCACAAGACTTGCCATGCGAGTTAAGGCCGAAGGTCGTGCTTAATGGCAGAACTTGGTGGCATTAAATCGGCAGGTAAGCTACCAAGTGTAGTTGGAAACATTCCGCTACCGGGTACTCCTGAATACGATACTTATAGACGACAAGCTGAAGGTAGATTCCTCAACCCAGCGTTTGCACAGCAAGTTGCAGGTATGGCGAAAGCCTACCCAAATGCATCTGCTGGTGTCGTTCTTGGTTTAGCCAAGTCTGGTGCCACGCCATACGGACAGACAGCCACAGCAGCCGCAACAATGGATGGACAAGCATTCATCGATCAACAGCGTGAGGCTGCTAAAGCTGCTGCTGCTAAGTTGCGTGAACAGAACAAGGTGGCAAAAGGTTCCCCTGCTGACTTCCTTGCACCACTTACTCGTACCGCATTCATGTTGCTTTCCACACCATTCGAACTACTAGAAGCAAGTGTTCGTAATGCTGTAGCAGGAAAGCCATTTGCTAATACTTTTGATGAGACCCAAACAGGTCAGGCACTCAATCAACTTTTCAAGACTGGTCGTATCGATGTCGGTACAGGCTTCTTGGGTACGGATCATAACTCCGAAGTAGGTAAGGCTTTGCTTCAGGCAAAGATTGCTGCTGGCCCAACCATGAAGGGTGGAGTTCCTTGGACTTATTCCACAGGACTTACACAAGCACTCTTTGACGATCCTGAAACTAAAGCGGCTCGTACATTCCAAGCAGTATCTGGTTTCGTTCTAAACCTTGCAGCAGATCCATTGACCTATGTTCCCGGCGTTGGATTACTCAAGATTGGTAGAGAAGCAGGTAAGTTAGGCGTAACTCTTCGTGTTGGCCCGAAGGCTGCGGCTCGTGCAGCCGAAGCAAAGAAGGCACCAATCAAGGCTGTTATACAAGAAGCCGAAGAGATGGCACCTAAACTTGCAGAGATTCGTGCAAGTGGTAGAGCCGCATCAGGTAATCTCAAGATGCTTGAGGGTGACCTCATCAAACTACAAGATGATTACCAAGCACTTCTTCCAGAAATATCTCGTAATCGTGATCTAACTTATGCAGCTAAATGGGAAAGCGATATTCTCGATGCTACATACGGAGAACTTGCTACCAAGCGTAATGATCTTTTCTCAGCACTCAAATCTGAAACTACTCGATCAGAAGGACTTGTCGGCGAAAAGCGTAAGGCAGAAGAACTTATTCAGTTCCGCCTTGGACTTAATAATGCCGGTCGTGCAGCAGATGTACAGGCTGTCCTTGATAAAGGTTTTGATGTAGTAACTCAGTCTGCTGAAACTCTTGTTCGTCAAGAGCAGTTAGCACCGGGTCTTATCCACACGATAGAAGAAGCAGCTCTTAAGAAGGGTGGCAGAACACCAACTCAAGGTATCCGTGATGGTGTTGATGTTGTTGTTCGTGTTGCTGCAAAACAGAAGCCACAACTTATCAAGTGGACTCAGTTCATTAAAGCATCTGATACTCCACAAGCTGCAAGATTATCTAATGAAATCGGATCTAATCTGATTGATATTGGAACAGCAGCAGGTGTTCAAGAAGCCAAACTACAGAATGTTCTTGATGTTATTGATACTCCGGGTGCAACTCATGCTGATCTTGTATCAGCAGCACAAAAAGCAGGTATAGTAGATTCACTATATCTGGCTTATGAGAGATCAGGAATCCAAGGCTTTAGTAATGTCGGTGCCACTCGTGGTGTCGGTGGTGGTGGCTTTGCTTACTTCCCACGGACAGTAGATCCATTCGAAGCCAGACTAAGAGACTTTGCTCGTCTTCAAACCGATGCTATTGCATCTCCAGATGTTCGTGACTTTGGAATGCAAGCATTCACAACTCGTATGGGTATTACCCAGCAGGTTGAAGGCATGACTCGTGGTGCAGCAGCTCCTCGTCTTGGTGTTATGGAGCAGATTGCACAACTCGATACACAACTTGCAGAGGTCGAGAAGGTTAAGGTTTTACTTAACGATGAATACTCCAAGGCTAATAAGGCATACCTTGACAACCTCAAGATGGTTGAAGATCGAGTTAAGGATCAGAAGGCTTTGCTTGAAAAGATTACTGAGACCAAGGGTGCAGAACGACTTGCATTAGAAGCAGAGTTTGGTTTGCTCAACATTGGTGAGAAGTCAATCCTTAACTATCAGCAAGCAGCAAAAGCATTCTTTGGCCCATTAGGTCAGAATGTTGCCAAGATGGTTGCCGTTCACTACGGCCCAGAAGATTTCTACGATGTATGGAGAGCATTCAATAAGGACATTACTGTAGATACAGCCAAGCGTTTGGCTGCTGCTACAACTGAAGTTGAAGTTATTCAGATCCTTGCTCGTGAAGCAGGACTTGATATCTCTACAGGTACTCGTCTTGGTCTTGCATCAGAGGCTCGTGCATTGGAGTTCAAGTCTGGAATCTTTGCACCGCAGTCACTCAAGTTGCATCATGCAGCCTTTGAGAAGTTCTTCCTCGATGCTACAGCCAAGGGCTATAAGGCAATCAAGGACAGTCCTCTGGGTCGCTTTGCACCTACAAAGAACTTAATCCATCTTGATGATGTTGATGAACTTGTTCGTCAGATGAGTGACACCTTGCCATTCCTTAAGGCTTCTCCAAAGTTACAAAAGGATTCAGTCAAGGCAATGATGTCTGCGACTACATCCACAGAACGCTTTAATATCTTTATTGACACAATCAAATCATTAGTCAAAGAGAAGGCACCCAACCTTACAGAGGAACAGTTGAAACTTCTCGATGATGCAGCACGAGTATTTAAGAAAGAGCAAGATGCTAACCGAAGGTTTATGGCTCAAGTTGATGGGAACACAGCATCAGGTGCTGAACACATCATCGATGGTCAAAAACTTAAGCTCTCGTCTCTTGACCCCTTACTCGATTCTCAGCTTGCAAACTTTGTTAAGTGGCCTGACCTCGATGCCTTTAGGCAGATTACCGGAAAGACTCGATTCCTCTCAAGGAACGCATCTGCCCAACAGTTCCGAGCAGTAACCACCGATCTATTCGATTCATTCTTCAAGCAGACAGTTCTTGTCTATCGTGTCTCGTATATCATCCGTAACATCGGTGATATGCAGGTTCGTGCATACCTTGGTGGATCTTCGACATTGTTCAACCATCCATTGCAGTTTATCGGCATGATGCTTGGTAACCCAGCAGGTAATAGGTCACAGAAGTTCCTTAGCCAGTTCTCTCGATTTGATCGAACAGCACTTGGAACACGATTCGATGAACTTACTAAAGAGGTAGATGTCTCTGGATTCAAGGGTGCATTGCTTTCCGATGCAGACCAATATGCAGCGATGATGACTCGTGGTATTGGTATGGGTGTCGGTCAAGGAACCATGTCGATGTCTCAAGCACTTCGTACTGGTATGAGATTTATTGACTCTACTGAAAAAGGATTTAATCGTGCATGGGCTGGAGCTTTGCTTCAGTACCGTGAGTCATCTCTTGCTCGTCTAGCAGCAGGTGGACTCACAGGTGGTCTTCGTCAACCCGGTGGCAAACTCAAGCCATGGTTTGCAGAAGCACCAGAGTTCATTGCTCGTAAGCAAGCACAAGGTTATGACCTATCTCGTGACTACGACAAGATCATTGTTGACTTCATGTTCGAGACAAAGCAAGGTCGTTTGCTTCGTGAACAGATTGCCAAGGTAGATGAAACTAATCGTGCCTTGATGTTAAGTGCAAATGAAGATGTTGCTAAACAAGCAATGTCTGCATACTTTAGCACAGTAACTAAGGGTATTGATAATCTTTCAGGTGGTCGCCAAGAAATCCGTGACTTCATTGCTGGTAAGCAAATGCGTGATGTCGGTGGCAATGTACAGAAGTTTGATCCTAAAGGTATTACTGCTAAGGATGTATGGCTATCTCGTATTCTTAAAGACTATCGCCAGACTACCGATGTATCAAATGCAATCGGTCAGTTGAAACTTCCTGCCGATGATATTCGTGCCGTTGCATCACTTCGTGGTCAATGGGATAAAGGTGCAAATTTCTTCTTTAGAGTATCTGCACAGTTGGAAAAGCGTGGAGCATTAGGCCCAGAGTTCCAACAGCAATACTGGAACGGAATCGCAGAGAACTTTAACCTTCTCAATAAGGCAGATGCAGAAGAGATCCTTGCCATTGCTGAGAAGGAACTTCGTGATATCAAGGTTCTTGGTATCAAGGCTGGTACTACTAACCCAGCATTGGTTCGTATGCGTGAGGCAATCAAGACTCTTGATGATCGAGGACTAAGCAAGGCTGACCTTGATTCTATTGGTATGCGGTATGGTGCAGACCAAGTTCGTAAACTTTATTATGATGCTACTCGCCAGAAGCAGTATGCAGCTCAGTTCCGTTTGGTTGCACCGTTTATCCAAGCATGGGCAAACACCATTGGTGTATGGAGTAAGTTGATTAGCAAGGATGTTGCTAACACATTCCGTCTACAAGGTAAGGCTCGTACATACAAAGCGGCAAATGCTTTTGAATATCTAACTCAGCCAGAGACTGGCGTTCTTTACGAATGGTCAAACTCTAACTGGTCAGATCCATCACAAGGATTTATCTATAAGGATCCAACCTATGGAGATCCAAGATTTGTTATGCCACTTGCTGGCAACATTCTTGGTGCAATGCTTGGTACAGTTACAGGTGAGAAAGTTCCGGGTATGCCGGTATCTCTTTCTATCCCATCGTTGAACCTTGCGTTCTCTAACGAACTATTGCCGGGTGTAGGCCCTGCTATCCAACTTTCATTGGGTCGATATATCAAGGATCAGAACGGCTGGATTGCCGATCAACTCCGAGACATCATCTATCCATTCGGAGCCCCAGAGGGTAAGACAGGTCTTGTTGAGACTTTTACCCCAGCATGGGCATCTCGTATCCTCTACGGCCTTGGTATGGACTCCTATGAGGCAAAGAATGTCTCTACCTTGCGACCATTGATGGCATACCTTGCATCTACTGGTCAGTATGGAGACTTCCCACTCGATGGTCAGGCTCAGGCTAAGTTGCTTGAGGATGCAGGTCGAGTCAATCGAGTCCTTGCCCTATGGCGTGGTATTACCCAGAACCTATCTCCCGGATCTATCTCTCCACAGATTCTTGCTAAAGACAAGAATGGTGAGTTCCATGTACAGGCATTAATGTTCAATGACTTCGTACAGATCAGAGCAAACAACCCAGACTCATATGAGTTGGCAGTTGCTAAGTGGGCAGATAAGTATGGCTACAACGCTTTAGCAGCTCTTGTTTCAGGAACTCGTGGTGGTATTACACCAACGGATGATGCATGGAAGTTCTATACAGAAAACCGTGGCGATGCCAACCAGTTCCCAAATGCGTTTGCCCTCTTCTTCCCCGGTGGACAATACTCACAAGAGTATGCCAAGTGGCAAGAACAGCGTGGTCAACGCTTCCGCTTAACTCCTGCTGAAATGCAGATGGAAGCGGCTCGATATGTTTACACGGCTCGTAAGGCTAAACTCCAACAGGATATGACAACTGCTGTTCAGCAAGGTGCAGATCCTAAGATGGCTAATCAGGTTTACCTAACCATGAAGTCAGCCCTCGATGATGAGTTTGGTGGACAGCCAGACTTCCGAGCAGCAGGTGTACCTCGTGAGACACTTGTTAAGGAAGTTATTGCTGCATTGGATAATCCAAAGTT